GGCTGTTTGTTAATCACGTTACCTCCGGAGGTGGCTAAGGGGGCTGCCTTGCGACAACCCCCTTAGCAGGTTTCGGGGTCTTAGGCTAGATTAGCCCTCGACCGGCGGCGCCGGGGGCGCTTCCGGAGCAGGGGCAGCGGGCGGGGTTTCCACCTTCGCCGGCTTGCGCGGATCTTCCACGCGGCCGGTGACGTTGAAGAACTTCCGCCAGCGAGCGTATTCCGCACGGACGTTCGCTTCGTTGAGACCCTGGGCCTTCGCGACCTCCATGGACTCGCCGATCGACGCGGGGGAACCGTTCTTGGCGCTGATCTCGTCGAAGATCGCCCAGGCCTTGCCGCAGAGACCGTCCGGCTTCGGACGACGGATGCCGTTCTGCTCGGGCATCTTGGCAGCTTCGCGAGCCGCTTCGGCAGCAGCCTTCGCGTCGAGCTTGGCCTGCGCCTTCGCAGCCTTTTCGGCTTCCTTGGCTTCGGCAGCGGCCTTCTTGGCCTCTTCCTTCGCCTGCTTCTCGGCAGCCTTCTTGGCATCGCGCTCGGCCTTCTCGGCCTCCTTCGCTGCCTTCTTGGCGGCGGCCTCTTCGGCCTTCTTCTGGGCAGCGGCCTGCTTTGCGGCCTCCGCCTCGGCCGCTTCGCGGGCGACCTTCTGCTCTTCGGTTTCCATTTCAATCTCCAATCAGTTGGTGCCCACTTTGGACAAATTACGCTTAGCACTCACTTAGGGGAAGCGCAACCCCTTTTTAGCCCAATCGATCTTTCATCCAGTTACCGAGTTCATTGCTCGAACTCGTGCGTTTGACTCCATGCTTTTCCTCCAGGACGTCATACATCTTCTTGCGCAGTTCCAGCACGACCGCCTTATCGGTGGGCTTGCCAGCAGCGCCCCACATTTCGTCCGCAACCGCCCAAATGGTTGGCCGCACGCTAGATGCACGCTGTTTCGGTGCGCGGGGCGGCTGTGGGGGCGACTCTACGGGGGTGCGGGGTTTGGGGGCCTCGCGCACCGCGCGGCGCTGTGGGGCGTTTGTAGCGGCCTTGTGCTTGTCCACCGCGTCCAGAGGTTTGCAGTGCAGCGGGAACAATTCGATATGCTTTGCGGGCACCTTAGCGCCCAGCGCATACTTCCAGGGGATGCCCTTGTAGAGATCGTCCTCGACCGCTGCGACCTGCGCTTCGACTTCGGCCTTGAGCGCGAGCGTCGGCGGCATGTGGTCATAGGCGATCATAGCCAGCATCTCACGCATGATGCGGTCGTCGCTACCGGTCGGGTCTTCGCCTGTCGTGTTGCGGTAGAGCATCCGGATTTCCAGCGGGGTCATTCCGAGCAGGAAGTGCTCCGAGTTGACGTTCTCGTTCCGGATGCTGTGGTGGGGCGCCTCCAGAAACGACAAGCCGCCCAGCACATCCTGGTCGTGATGCTTGTGCAGGAACTGGAGCGTGTCCATGTCAATGGAGACGAACATCTTAGCCCTCCACCTTGAGCCAGCGACCGTCGTCCTGGAGCAAATACTTCTGCCCGAGCCCGGTGCCCAGGCGGCAGTTGTAGCGGTCGAACACCTCCTGGCAGATGTTGGCCCACCCGAGCGGGGTGCTGGCGTCATACATGACACCATCGAAGGGCTTGCTGCTAATCTGGCAGTTCGGTTCCAGCGGACCGCACCAGTAGATGGGCTGTGACATCACTTGGACTCCAGTTCCTTGATCTCGCGTTCCATACGCTCGATATGTTTCGGGTCAGCCTCGGGGGAGGCGCGGTAGCCCTTGAGCCGCATCTTCAGCGACCGGAGCTTCATCTGGTCCAGGCGGTCCTCAGGCATTGCGCAGGACCTCCGAGAAGGGCTTGGGGTGGACGTTGCGGTCGCCCAGCTGGCGCTTCAGGTCGCGGACATAGTTCATATAGATCCGTTCCTGCGCTGCCTCGGTGTAACGTGCCATTGTGCGTCTCCTTGTTGCAACCCTTTTACAGCAGTTCAACAGGAATGCAAACACTTTTTTAGAACGGAATGTCATCGTCCAGATCGTCAGCGTAGGTGCGCGCGCCCAGCTCTGCCTTCTGCGCTGCCAGGACCTCCCGGTTCTCGATCTCCGGAACGTAGCCGCTGGCCTCCTCGGTGCCGAAGGACGTGCCGTCGTAGCACATTGCCATGATCTCGGGGTATTGCTTGTTCGTCCAGACGCGGAGGTGCGTGGGCGCTGCCAGCACCTTGTCCGCAATGGCGATAGCTTCCGCCGTTGTAGCAGGCATGGGGGTGTCGGTGCGCTCAGCCCACCACTTCCGAGCCTTGCGACCCGCGAAGTTCGTGTGTTCGATACAGATGAACTCACTGAAGGACTTGTATCCGCAATAATAGCTCATCTTCATCATGGGTGGCGAGCCCAGCTTTTCGTGGCGGTCGATTGTTACGCTGTCGACCTTAAACACCTTGACCACAGGCTCGTCAATCTTAATGAGCTCGTCTTGCGCAGCCTCCGTCTTGAACTTAACCTCGAACAGGAACTCAGCACCACAGCCCAGCGCGGTCTTGAAGGGTTGCCCGCCGCAGAAGCGCACCGATGCGTGATTGTATGTCTCACACACCTCGCAGAGCTTGACGGGTGCGTCACCGCCACCCTTGCCCTTAGCGCGGGGAATGACGGGGTCGTTGATGGGTCCGAGCTGCGCAGTGTTGCGCGCGAAGTCCATAACGAGACAGTCATGCTTGTCGGATGCAAAGATGGCTTGCAGGCGACCTTCGATAGTATTGAGGTCCGCGCGGGTGCCGTCGGGGAGCAGCCCCTTGCCATCCAACCCGTAGACCGGCCGGGTGCCACGTCCCAGCATCTGAACCCAAAGCACCACGGACCCGGTCGCCCGCAGGATAATAATGAAGTCGATACCCGGGAAGTCGAAGCCTGTGGTCAGGACATTGTTGTTCACCAGCGCCCGGATCTTGCCAGACTTAAAGTCCTCGATAGTCTGGTCGCGACCCGCGCGCTTGCTGTGGACGCACCCGGCAGGGACGCCCAGCATATTCAGCATGTCGCAGACGTTGTCAGCATGGTCGGTGCCGGATGCAAAGATCAGCCAGTGCTTCCGGTCGGCACCATACTCGAGGCACTCCTTGAGCGCCGCTTCGGTGATCTCGTCCCGGTCGAACTTCTCCTGCATCTCCTTCTCGATATACTCACCGCCCCGCGTATGCAGGCCTTCGGTGTCGAGGTGGAGCTTGGGCCGCTTTGGCACCAGCGGGATTAGATAGCCTTCGTTGAACAGGCGGTTGAACGGTTCGCGCCCCGTAATGTCGAAGCACATATCGCGGAACAGCGGGTCGGACAGGTTGCCCTTGGCGTCCTCGTAGGGGTCGGTGAGGTGGCCGTGACCCATGCGCCACGGGGTAGCGGTAAAGCCGATCACCCTGAGGTATGGGTTGATGGACATGAGCCCGCTAATGAACGTCCGATACATGGTCTGGTCGTTCGGGGACATAAGGTGACACTCGTCAATGATGACAAGGTCGATATGCCCGAACGCTGCCCACTTGCGCGCCACCGACGCGATACCAGCGAAGGTGATGGGTTGCGCCATGTTGCGCTGGCCCAGACCCGCGCTGTAGATGCCCGCAGGGGAGAAGCTCCACAGTTGCTTCAGCTTCTCGAAGTTCTGCTGGATCAGCTCCTTCACGTGCGTGAGCACCATGATGCGTTGCTGACCGTATTGCATCAGCACACTCTCGAGGAAGCGCGCTATGACCACACTCTTGCCGGTGCCGGTTGGCATCGCGACCAGCGGGTTGCCTGTAGGGTGCGTCCGGAAGTATTCCCAGATTGACCCTACGGCTTCAGTCTGATATTGCCGGTCCTGAAATGCGGGGAGGGGTTCGGGTGGACCGTTGTGCCCAATCCCCGGGATCTCATCTAGGAAGCCAACGGAGGGGCTCATGCACGCAGACCATCATCTTCATACCAGTCAGGGCACCCGACCAGTTGCTTTTCCTTGCTTAGCTGCATCTTGTGCTTATTGCAAGACCAAGTGCCTTCGGTGCCGTGGTCGGGCGTGCTAAACTGACACGTCCGGCAGTTGATGTCTGTCGGTGCGCTCAGGTGGCACACCGGGCGGTGATCGCAGAAGCGGCACTTGAAGAAGCCCGCCGACGTGTTAATCTTCTTGGGCGCAGTCTCGCGCCAGACCAGCATGTCACCCCGGTCCAGATACTGGTCCGCATACTCGGGGTTCAGATAGATGATCTCCATGTAGAGGTCATCAGTGTTCTTGCAGACTGCGACGTAAAGCGCAACGGTGAGGCCCATCTTCCTCATGTAGAGCTGCATCTGCGTATAGTGCTCTGGCTTGGCAGCCTTGACACCCTGCCCGGTGAACGGTCCTTCGCCTGCGACATACTTGCGCCACTCGGGCAGCTTGCCAGCTAGCTCGATAAAGGACTTCTCACCGTGCGTCTTGTATTCGTTGACGAACGGCATGTCCGGTGCAAGGTCCGGGATGCCCCGCGCTACACCGTCACCCGACCCGCCGCAGTGACCGTCCGCCCAGCTGATGCGGAACTGTTTCCCGTTGGCATCCTGTTGCCAGACCTCGCACCCGATCATAAGGAGCATCGCAATGATGCGACCTTCCTCTAGGTGACCTCGATTAAACAGGCGCAGCACGCGCCCTTCGAACTTGGCCTTGGTAGCCCAGCGGTGCGAGTAGTAGATGGCACGCGGGCATTCCCCGCCAAGGATGGATGCGCCAAGGTGCGGTCGGTGTCCGTCCTCCGGGTCGTCACGGTAGGCGTCACCGATGTGTGGTAACACCTTGCCTTCCCAGCCGCGGAACGACGCGCCCTGATCCGCCTCGATCATAGCATCTATCTTGCGCATCGTTAGAAGCGCGTGCATTAGAGCACCCATGGAATCTCCTGTCCGCTAGGTGGATCCTGGACCTTAGCATGGACCAGTGGCGCCGCCGAAGCATTGCATCCCAGTCCAGGACCCGCCTAGCAGCCGGACCCCCGAAGGGGCCCGGATACCAGTTACGCCTGAGGCGCGGCCCACGGAGGAGCAGCACCCTGAGCGGCCGCAGCCGCAGCGGCAGCGGGGTCAGCAGCGGGAGCCGCCGGAGCAGCTTCCGCAGGAGCAGCGCCACCCGCCCAGGGCTGCGCAGGGGCCCCACCAGCGGCGAACGGGTTGGCAGGGTCCGCAGCAAGCGCCGCAGCCCCACCCGTTGCCCACGGGGCCCCACCGTCAGCGGCAGGGGCGGCCGGTGCAGCGGGTGCCGCAGGAGCTGCCGGAGCAGCAGGCGCGGCGGGTGCAGCGGCCGGAGCCGGATACCGCTGGGCGAGGTCGGTCGTCTTAACGACTTCCGAACCCTTCCAGTGATAGTCCTTGTTCTCCGGGTGAAGCGCCCAACCGTCCGCCAGTGCGGCAGCGATCGGGTCATGCACCGGAGCCGCCGGCGCCGCAGGAGCGAACGCAGCGGGTGCGGCCGGTGCCGCAGGAGCAGCGGCAGCCGGAGCGAAGCCAGCAGGAGCACCGCCGCCGAAGCCAGCCGGAGCACCGCCACCAGCAGGCGCCGCAGCGGCACCCGGTCCACCAGCGCCCACGGTCTCGACCGGTTCGTTGATGTTCTTGTAGGCGATGATCTCGTTCTGGTCCTCGTAGTTGTCATCGCCCTTGCGGATCTTGACCTTCAGCTTCAGCGGCAGGCCGTGGAGCTGCTCCGAGTTGGCGATGTGCAGGACGCCCACCGCGTGCCCGATGGCGGAGAGTTGCTTGAGCGCGATCTCCTGGGCGGTCGCATTCGCGTTCTTGATGTTCAAGCGCGCGAACAGCTTGCGGTTGGCGTATTGCCCGTCGATGACCGCGAAGCGGACCTGGAGGTAAGTGCCCAGTCCGTCCTTGGTCGGCTTGAGGTCCGACTCGTCCATGCGGGCGTTATACCAGCCTGCGGGGATCGTATCGAACCCGGCATCCGGTTCCACCTGAGTGGCGTCGAAATTCAGTTGTGCCATGGTATTCTCATTCCTTTCATAGGCGGCGGATCAAGCCGCCAAGATTTTTGCAAAAATCGCGCTGAGGATAGGAGGTTCGATCGGAGCCAGCGCACCACTCCGGTCTTTCGCTACATACTGCAGATCAGGCTGAGTCTGTAGGAATCTGTATTTCTCGCCGTTCGGCGCCTGGTTGATGCCCAGACGGAACACCTCGTCGAAGAAGTATGGCAGCTTGTTCCCCAGCTTGGCACCGGGCATCGCGGGCGCATACTTGACCACACCAGTCAGCTCGTCCTTTTGCGGTTCCATCTTCGCAGTGATAAGGACGTGCTTGTTCGGCAGGTCACGGAACGAGCGGATGGTCGTTTCCATCTTCTCGATAAGCTCACCATACGCCTGGCGCGGGTCCTTGACCTGCCGCTTGGCGTTGTTGAGGATAACCTCAGCGATTTCGGACGAGGAGTCCATGCCGATGGTCTGGAAGGCTTTCGCCTCCGCGGACTCCGCGCACCAGCGATGCGCGTCGGTAAGGTCGTCCACCGTCTTTACTTCGATGATGGGCATGTTGTAGGTGATGTGAGGGTTGCCCACCCCGTAGAGACGTTCGAGGTTCGCCTTGCGCAGTGACAGCGCACCCGCCTCGTTGCTGATCATCACAGGGACCGGAGCGGTAGCGAGCAGCATGGTCTTGCCGACACCCGCCTCCCCGTAGACCAGCGACTTGATACCGCCAGTCTGTGTCGCGTGCGCAGCGTCCGTGAACACCAATGCCATTACATATCCTCCGCGTTGCGGAACGACTGCCACGTCGGGAACCTGGGCTTGTCCTTGATCCCCTTGGGGAAGAACTTCGCCTTATGGATAAGCGACATGAATTCGTTCTGGTTGATGAAGTAGTGCCTTCTCTGATCGTGCGTCAAACACCCCGCACCGACCTTGACTTCCTGTCCCTTGGGGAACAACAGGGTATCCCCATCAAAGACGTCAGCCAGCACGGTGCCCAGCATAGCACCGACCATGCCATTTGCAACCTTATTCTCCTGATGAGAAGATCGAAAGGTTTGACCGAGTTCATTGATCTGCGCCTCGTTCTGGTTCTCGTCACCCTCAAGGATGGTGTGAACCTTGAACTCGAAGTCCACGAAGCGCTTGATGCGCCACTTGTAGAGCTTCTTGCCTGCGCGCCCATCCTTGTGGGGCATGTTCGGACCGCAGAGCACCGTGCCTTCGTATCCGGCAGCAAGGTTCTCGTTGTCGTAGGCTTCCAGCTCTTCGAGCGAGTGCAGCCAGCGCCACGGGATCATGCGGAGGTGCGGTTGCAGACCGAGCGGAACCTCCTTGATCGCGTCCTCCAGCGCTTGCAGGCGGTCGACGTATCCAAGGTCCTTGGTTTCGATGGTAACGTAGTCGAACAGCCACCAGAGGACATAGGGCTGTCCTTCAATGGTGCCGGTCGCAGAACTGGTGATGCGGCAGAGGTCCGGGTGCGTCTGGAGCTCCGCAGCAAGCTCGCCGTCCATTCCGATAAGCGAGGAGTGGCTGAGCTGTGTGGTCAGGTAGCGGTTCTTGAACGTCTTCAACGAACGTCCGGTAAGGCGTCCGGTCATGTTCAGCGCGCGGACCCCATCGATCTTGGGCTGTCCGATGAGCGGGAATACCAGCTTGTCCTGGCACCAGTTGTCGAGTAGATGCGGTTTCATTTGACCTCATATCCTTCTAGCTCCAGCAGCTTAGCAAGGTCACTGAGACGAAGCAAGCCCCCGCGCGAAATCTTTGTAACCTTGTCATAGAGCAGGCTGAAGTCCTCGGACAGCTTCTTGTCCACCTTCTCCTGTTCCACCTCCTCGTGTTCGAAGAGCGTGGCGTTGTTAATGCCGTGCTCGAAGTCAGCCATGACCGACGGGGGCGCATCCTCTGTCAGGATCGCAACGCGGTAGCCCTTGAAGTGGATCTCGTCCCCGACGGTATAGGTCATCAGCTGTGGTCCATGTGCCTATATTGACGGAAGCCGCGGAAGTTGGCGTGCTCGTGCTCGTGCTTCCAACGTCCATTGCCGGTGCCCGAGAAGTAGCGATCGTCCGCTTGTGCAGCGTGCTCCAGCGGGCTGGCGTGCTGGGGCTTGCTGTTGAGGAACTGGTCGTGCAGTGGAAGCGCACGGTCCAGCGTCATGTCGAAGTTGTCGACCGTCTTGTAGCTGGTGCTGGCGCACCGTGCAACGCAGAACGCGAGAGCGTCAGGACGGAACATTTCCTCGTAGACGCTGGGGCCTCCAACGAACGGCAGATGCCACTCGCCAGGTTCCAGGTCTTGGATTGGCGCGGTGTCCAGTTCGTGGCGAACCGCCTTGGCCAGGAGCTGCATATGCGGTTCCGCTGCCGGATGGTCGCGCAGCTCCAGGAAGTTGTCCCATTCGGTTGCGGACACCAGAACCTTGATGTGCGTGAAAGGTTCGATGATGCGGTTCGTGATCTGCTTGTGCGCGCCAAGCCTGTGCATCATGGTGGCGTGGGCAGCAGCAGCGCTCATGGCGTCCAACCATGTCATCTCCGCCTTGAGACGTTCGGGCTCTTCGAGCTCTGCGTTGGCTTGCATCCCCTTCTGGTGTGCGCCCCAATGCAAGGGGACAGCGGGGTCCGCCAGCATTGCTTCAAGCTGACGTTCGAAGGGGATTGCACGGCTGCTGGCAGCGTTGCGTGACATCACACGGTGCGTCATAAACTCAGCGTGGATGAAGCGGGGGTAGTGGAGGAGCAGGGTGGAGAGGACGTGCTCCCCTCCACCCGCAACATTCCGACTCCGCAAGATGCTCTTGGCGGAGATTGTGGTCACTTGCCGTCCTCCACGGGCGGGGCCGGCGGGGCGATGGGCGCACCGAGCTGAGCCGTGGTCGACTCGAACAGCGTGCGCGCTGCACTGCCCTCGGGCAGCGAATCGCGGAAGCTGGTGAGCAGCGACTCGCGCTGTTTGACCCGTTCCACCTCCTGGATGGTCTCGCCGAACTTGCGCTCGGTCTCGACCAGCTCGTTGTGGAGCTCGAAGTCGACGCGCTGGATAGCCCACTGGTAGGTGAAGTCCGCGTCCACGTCGATCACCGGGAACTCGTCCACGATGACCACAGTGGCAAGCGCGATCTCACCGCGTGCGGGAACGACCAGCGTTTCACCCTCCTTGATGCCCCAGCGCTTCGGCACCTTGTAGACGTAGGTCCGCACGCCGGGGTCGACGGGCGGCGTCCAGGAACGCGCGCGAATGGCATCCGGGTCCAGCGAACCCTGCTCGAAGCGCCTCGTGTCACGGGGCTTTTGCGGGACGGGCGCCTTGTCCCCATGGATGTGAACGTGGACCGTCGTGAACGTCTGGTCCAACAGCGAGAACATATGCTTCTGTTTCATTTCATGGACTCCTTGATCCGTTTGCGTGCCAACCTCATTCCTACCTTAGCGCGCTGGTCACAGAGGTTGTTCGTGACGTAGCGTGCTTCTTCCCGTGTGGTGTGACCCTTAACGTGTCGGAAGGACACCGTCACACCGTGCTTCTCTTTAAGGGCGTAGAACGACTTGCGCGCGCCCCGTTCGTCTTTGGATAGTTCCTTCCGTTTACTTTCCAAAGCCAGTATAGCGCCAGTGCAGTCTGTTTGCAATAGCACATGGTCACCGGACTGTGCGATACCGGATGCAAGTGCGAAATACAATCCATTCACTAGCGCTGCCATCTCAGCAGCGGTGGAGTTGTCGATAGGGTTCTGCATGGGCCCACCACCCCCTTGCCGACCCCGCTCGCTGACCGCCCAGTATCCATAGCCAGCTCCGCCGGTGTCTGGACAATGGGACGCGTCAGCAATTACGGTGACCCTCACGACCCGCGTTTGGGGATCATGATGTCGAGCTGTGGCATACCGGGCTTCACGACCAGCACGCGGTCGAACACCGCCCGGTCCGCCTCGCTGAGCTTGCGGTATTCCGCAATCTTGAGCTCCGGCTTCCAGACGATCAGCTTGGTGAAGTCCAGCTCCACACCCTGGAGGTTGCTGGTCGGATCGTCCTCCGCCTTGGCGAGCGCCTCACGCAGCGCTTCCAGCTCACCCTCATCCACCTTGCGGTCGATGGTGTGGACCATCTTCAGGTTGGCGCCAGTGCCATCCTTCAGCGGGTGCGTGTTCGTGCCTTCATCCGGTGCCGGAAAGAAGAACTTGGCAATGCGCGAACGCATTAGCGACTCGGCGGTCTTAACCTCAGCGAGTTGCTTCTTGAGCAGATACCACTTGCTCAGTTCGGCGGGAGTGACCGCCTGGGCTTCTTCTAAGTCTGCCATTGCTTACTCCTTTGCTTGTGACCGGACCTATATGGGGCATAGGTCCGGTCAATGCAAGCGTTATTTTACGGCCGGTGAACGACGTCCGTGTTTTCCGCGGGCAGGTCCAGCGGTTCGCCCTTGAAGGGCTTGCGTGCGGGGATGACGCCTTCCTGCGGCTGCACCTTGTCCGCGCGGTCCTGCGCCTGCTGATCGCTGTAGCTGAGCGAAGCGTAGCGCTTGGACAGCTTGATGATGTTGGCGGACAGGCACTCGCCGCGCGACAGGCCGAACATAAGCGCCAGCGTGAGCATGGACACCGACAGCGCGCTGAGCTGGTTCGTCAGCAGCTCCACGTCGAGCGCCTTGTTGTAGAGCGCCGCCTTCTTGACGGTGTCGAGCACCTGCGACCCGTGGACCGCAATGCTGGCCGCGTGCTGGATCGCAGCGTCGGGCGAAATGATGTTGTTGCGCGACTGCTCGTGCAGTGCGTCCCAGTCCAGAACGATGCCTGTGCGCTGCACGATCTGCTCCTGATAGAAGAACAGGTCGCCCAGCTCCTCGCGCAGGTTGACGACGTCGATGCCGGCTTCGGGCGGGAACAGGATTGCTTCCAGCAGCTCACCAGCTTCACCGCTGACACCCGTGGCACCGTGCCAGAGATCGACCGTGTAGATGGACAGCGTGTCCAGAATGTCTTGTGGCTTCTTCACCAGTGCGGCGACAAGCTGCGGATGCGTGATCTGTAGTGTGGTCATCATGTAACTCCTTGGAACGAGGTGCATTATATAGCGCGCACCCGTGCGCCATCACAACACATCATTTAGGCATCGTCCCCTAGGGCAGCATAATCCGGCAGCTTCAGGATTCGGTATGCCTTGCCGTGGTGCGAATAGGCTTCGACCAGCTTGTCACCCTTGACCTCCATAATGATGCCATTGGCGACCATCTGGAACAGCGCTTCGTCCAGCGCCTTGCTTGTGCCGAACTTGTGCTTGTAGAAGCTGGACACGCGGGACACGCGCATCTGCAGATAGTTGCGTGGAACGATACCGTTCTCCCGCATTGCGTCTGGAATCTTGTAGGACGCTGGGACAGGCTTGCTGACGTATTGCTTCATAATGTCTACCAGCTTGCGCTCGCGGGAAGCATCGTTAAGCCCGACGTCACCGCCCTCAAGACGCTTCTTCATAATCCCAATGTCTGCAAGGATAAGTTGGATTGCCCAATTGGCATGTTCGATAGTAATGATGGGGTTGCTGAAGTTGTCGCCTACCGCCAGCAGTGCAGCGACGCGCAAGACCTTCAGCGTTGCACGGTTCCACATCTGCCTGCGTGATTCGTCCATAGTGGCGCGGATATTGGTTGACGCCATGTTGCTGAACTCTTGCAGCTTGCGGGCAGCTTCCTCCGTCCGCAGAACTGCACTCGTATCACCTTTGGCAATAGCAACATCCGCCACGTTCGCGATAGCGCACAGATAGCGCACCATTGCATCGTCTGGGCGTTCCAGGATGTTAGCGTTCTCGTCGGGTCGGTCATGTTCGTATTGGATGACAAGGAAGCGCGACAGGAAACCATCCTCCATCATGGACTCGGTCAAGCTGTCGAAGAACGTCTGCGGTGTGGACTCGCCTACCATGCTGTAGGCAACGGATGTCAGCGCTTCGATGTTGTTGTCCGTGGAGCTATATCCAATGCCACCAACGATGGAGCGGGGTGCGGACTTCTGGTAGAGGTTCGTCATCTGCGTGCGCAGCGTCGTCATAGGGCCTTCCCTATCGTCCTCGTTGGCGATGCGCTTCATGCGCCTGCCCCACTCACCGGACACATTGACGAACGAGTTGTTATGCGCGCACGCTTTGATAAGCGCTGGACCAGATGCGTATTCAGTGAAGTCCACGAAGTTCCCAAAGATGGGTGACATGCTCAGACAAGCATTGACCACATTGGCAATTCCGGAGTGCAGCGCTTCCTTGCCGATAGCGGAGCGCGCAACAAGAACGATATACAGGTTCAAGCCCGAACCGGGGATGTGCCACGCTTTGCCACACATGCCTGCCATCAGACCAAGTGCAGCAGTGATGGACACTTCCTTGATTGGCAGATAGCTGCTATTGAAGATGTATTGCGCAAGCGCGCCCACAAATCCTGGAGGCCATTGCAGTCCGCTTTCAACCGCATGGATAGCAGCGGGGGTGACGGGTGCGGCAACCGCAAGCTGGGCCTCGGCAGGCGCTGGAGTTGCGACAGGCTCGCCTGTGCCGGGCACCTGTAGGGGGCTCACCGTGCGGGGTGCAATGGTGCCAAAGGGACCGTCAACCGCTGTAGCCGCTGGCACACCCCCTTGCAGCGCCGCAATTTCTTCGCGTGCAAGCCTAGCCTGTTCCAGAAGCATATCAGCTGCCATTAGCAGCCCATCCATCTCCACGCTACGCTCACGCTCCTGGCGATCACGGATGGTCTTAAGCGTGAAGTTGATATACTTGTTATCCTTGACCGCCTTCTCCCGCTTGCCAAGCCCGGACTCGCGGAACAACCGCCTGCACTGTTCATTGCAATCGGAGTAGAAGGTGAACATGGACATAAGCGCAAGGTCAGCTTCGGACTGGGATGGAAACGCGAATTCGTCCTCCCGCCACAGCCCCTTGAACAGCTTGGTGAACTTGTCCCCATTGGACGCGCTGGTAGCAATCTGGAGCAGATACCAGTCATCGAACTGCTCGGGCAGTTCCTCCAGCTCCACAACCTTCTGCATGGGACGCATCCGCGTCACCATGTTGAGCAGCATGTGCTCACGGTTCTCAATGGTCTTGGACAACACAACGTCGCCCGTGGAGATAATGAATCGCTCCTGCGAATACACCTCCACACCGTCACGCCTGTATCCACGCCCAATCTTACCGCGGATCCATGTGTGGAAACCCTTGCCCGACTTGGACTTTTCCGTGTAGCTATCGAAGGACGTCATAATGTCCTGATAGAACTGGAATTGCTCTGGGCTGGTCCACTTGTCGGGCTCGTCCGGGTGCGTGCCCGCATCCTTAACGTCCAAGTCAATGCAGCTGAACGGGTCGGACGCATTAAGGATATATCCGATGGTGTAACCCGTCTGCGTGATAGTCACGCCCTGCGGATTAACCCATGTGGTCACCGTCTCACGATTGTCCCACGCAAGGTTGGCAGCGTCCTCAAACGACATCCATTCGGATGGTGCAGTGACGCTGATATTCCGCAGCTTACCGTTGATAAGGGCCATGGGCGCCTTGGAGGCACCAGCTACCGCCCATTGCGGGCGTTCACGCAACGCTTCTGGAATGC